AGGTCATAGGTATGATCCCTCACTGTGTCTGCTAATTGTCTGTATAAGTTTTCTGCCATAGACCATGTTGCTTCAGCTGCGGACAATCTTTGTTTAAGGTCGTTAATATCTGCTGTGGAGCTAGTTATTTTAGACTCCATTTTAAAAATAGTTTCTTGGTTAGCTGTAATAGTATCTGTCAAAGATAATACATATCTAACCGATGTAAATGTTCCGGCTATGATTGCAGCCACAACAGGTACAATTACAATATTTTTTTTAAACCACTCTAGTTTACTTTTTGTTTTTTTCATGTTTTTTAAATAACCACTCCACGTACAAGTTCCATAGTTTTATTATCCATCTCATAACTAAACTCCTCTATTGACACGATAGACATTCCTCTCCATCATTTTTTGGATTTTTACAAACACAATCATCACAAGGACATAAACCATAAACATCAGCATGTAACTCTTCATTACAATGACATTTACAATTACATTTCTTACATCTATTTTCTGTAGCCATATCCTGTTTTCTTGTTGCCCCATCTTTTATTCCAAGCATAGACATTCATTTTACTTCCAATGCTTTCCATCCAAGATAAAGGTTTATCTATTATTTTTTTTATTAGTTGTTTCATATCATCTATTGCGTCTGGTATTGTTTTCATAATTAGTACCGGGTGATGTAGTCTCCCAACACCACCCTATCCTATAAGCGCTATAAGAATTTAGTCTTGCCAAAATTTTCCGACAATGGATTCCCAAATTGCTTTAATTTTTTCCTTAATTTTTTTAATCATGTTTTTTTTCCTCTATTTCGTAGAAGAACTTATCAGTATCTTCTGTTTTCCATTGACCAGTGTCTTCAACGTTCCACGTATTTGTCTGCACTTTCCAGTCTGGAATGTTATCTTTCACTGTGAAAGAAGGTAAATCCCAAATACATCTGTTGTTAGGTTGTGCAGCAAAATTGCCATCATCGAGAGCAATTATGTGTGCGCACTTATGTTCGTGCGGTATCTCCGAATGGTCGGTGTCTAATATATTAACATCTGGATGTGCGAAATCAACAGTAAATAAGTATTTACCATGATGCCATTTCTTATCTTTTCCAATGTATTTACCTGAAGCTGCGCCTAAAATAGACCAGACAGTAACAGCAGGATAATAACTAAAAGAATTCCAAAGCTCCAGCTCATCAAGGCGTCGCTTGGGAACGTCTTCGGGTTTGTATCCTTGTTGAATAAACGCGCTAATAGGTAGGCGATAAAATATTGCACCGTTACCCATAAGAGCGTGAAATAATATAGCCCTTCCTGACATACATGATATGCCGAATATAATACAGTCTTCAACTTCTCCATGATGTTTTTTAAGATCATAAAGATATTCTTTTCTTATTTGTGCGTAAGTTGCTGGTATGTTTGCGTTTAAATATGCCATACATTTATTTTATGTCTCCCCAATTACTACCTGACTCATAATCAACTTTATTTGGAACCTGTAATTGTACAGCTTCTTCCATAATCTTAATTATCTCTTCTGCCTTTTTTGGAGATTCAATCGATATATCAACTTCATCATGAATTTGTATATGTGGTACTATACCATTTTCATATAAAGAAACCATAGATTTTTTAGTCATATCAGCCGCAGAACCTTGTATTAATTTGTTTAATGCTTTGTATGTAAATGCACGTTTTAAAGGTTCATCATATTCTTTTCTAGCTTGTTCTAATGGTAAAGGTTTAAAAACCCCAAATTGAACAGGTTGCCATAAATCAAAATGACATGCACGACCAAGTAAAGTTCTGATCTTACCTCTATCATTTGCTTTTCTAGATACATTATCCATAAGTTGTTTTACGAATGGAGCTTTTACATGATACTGTCTAATTAATTTTTCTGCTGATTCTTTCATTAATCCTAGTTCAGCCATTAATTTATTTTTACCCATACCATACATTAAACCTAAATTAATTGTCTTGGCTTGTTTACGTTCTATACCTGCCATGTCTGCAACAACCTGGTGGAAATCTGCATCACCTTGATTGTATGCATCAACAATTTCGTCAACACCTGTTAAGTTTTGTAACTTTGCATAGTGTACTAAAATTCTAGGTTCTTGTTGTGAGTAATCGAATGATCCCCATTTACATTTTTCTTCTGGAATAAAAATAGATCTAATCATTGGACCAAGTTCAGGATGTCTTGCTGGTATCTGTTGTAAGTTTGGATTACTCATAGAGAATCTTCCTGTTACTGTTCCACCTGCATCTGATCTTATTTGATTTATATCTGCATGTATTCTTCCATTAACTTCATGTTTAGTTATTGAATCTATAAATGTACTGTGAGCTTTGTTAAGTTCTCTTGCTTCAGCTATCGCTTGTGGTAATTCGTGCGGATGATTCTGTAAAAAGTTTTTAGTAAAACTAGGCTCATTACTTTTTGCTGTTCTGTCATAAGGTAATTTAAGTTTATCAAAAGCTTTTGCAATAGATCTAGCTGCCATAATTTCTACTTCAACACCAGTTAAATCTTTTATTTTTTTTATTAAAGTCTCTTCTCTTTTAATTAAATTTAGTTTAATATTTTGTGCTTTTTCTAAATCAACTCTTACTCCTTTAAATCTCATATCAACTAAACAAGGAAATAATTTTGTTTCCAAGTTAAAAATATCCATAAGTTCTTGATTGTATAATTCTACTTTTAATCTTTGCCAAAGTTTTAAAGTTGACTCTGCATCTCGTTCTGCATATTGACCTACAAACATTGGAGGTAATCTCCACATATCTGCTTTTGGATCTATTCCATATTCTTTTGCAGCCTCAATTAAAATTTTTTCATCTTTACCTATACCTACATAATATTTAGAAAGTGTGTTCAACTGATACGAGAGTCTGTTTTCATCAATTAATGATGCAGCTATCATAGTGTCCACAATGGGTCCTTTTATGGTAAGTCCTGCTGACCTTAACCAACACACATCATACATCGCATTATGAAAGATAAACGTAGTGTTTTGTTGATTTAATACATCTTGAAGCCATTTTAAGACCAATTTACGGTCCATATTTCCACCACCCTCATGTCCTATCGGATAATAGCCTGACCAGCCCTCTACGGCCACCGCAACGCCAGCAATGTGACCTCTATTTGTGACATTACCTGATCCTAACTGTTTTAGGTGTGGATCATTAGTCTCTAAATCTATTGCAATTTCTTTTGCTTCACGCAAATCTTTTAGCTCATCAGGTATGACCCATTCTGTTTCAGGGGTAAATAGGGGTGTCTGTATACTTCTCACGAATAGTCTCTCTCTTTCACCATTTCTAAATAATGTATTGCTTTATCTATATCTTGTATGCCTCCCTTTTGAGAGTGCCTACATATATACTTTATAGCGTTGCCCTCCGCAAAAAGCAACTTGTTTTTGTTTATAAACTCTGCTGGCTGAATCTCCATATACATATAATGAGATCCTCCAACTTGTTTTAACATTGGGTTTTCTCTTTCTGGTGTGTCATCTGACATTCTATTTTTTTTCATAATATATAAGCTCGATCAAAGTTCTTTGGATCTAACACATGCAATTCACGCTTCGCTCTCGTCGCTCCAGTATAGAATAACCTATGTAATTCATCAGGGTCATGACTAAAAGTTTCTAGTGCTGCATTGGTTAGATCTTGCATAAGCAAAACCTTATCGGCTTCTCCTCCTTTTGCTCCGTGTATTGTTGACATAATGATACGCGGATTTTTATTTATTTCTTCTCCATTCGCCCGCATGTTACGAATGTAGTTTTCTGTGACAGTATCTAAACCATCAAAGGCCTCATACCAAACAGAGTCTGTAACTAAACCGTGTTCAGCTCTACAATCTCTCATAAGATATTTTGTATCAGAGTGTAAAGTTTTACCTGATCTAAAACCAGGTAATACACTTGCTCCTAAATATTGATATATGTTTTTTATTTCTACATTATTTAATTGACTACCTTTACGCCAGTGCTCCCAGTTATTTAGAGCTAATAATAATTTTAAAGGTACAGAATTAAATCCTCTGTGTTGGTAATACCAACCACGTAATTCACATAATTCTTTTACATCATCAAGAAAATGATTTGCTGATGATAAAACTAACCAGTTACCTTTTGACATATCAACTTGTGTTACATCAGAATATCTACGCAATATGCCTTGTTCTAATCTTGGTTTATAATTTTTATCAAATCTATTTTGTACTTTGTTTATAATTTTTTGTGATAGTTCATGTATAGGTCCACCAGGTATTCTATATGATTGGTCTAATACTTTGATATCATTAACTTCCTCTTTTAAAGCTATGAAGTGATCTACATCAGCTCCAGCCCATTTAAATATAGCCTGATCATCATCACCTGCTATATAAGTTTTCTTTGCGTTGGCCCATAATGATCTAACCATGTCCCATTGTATTAATGATAAATCTTGTGCTTCATCTATAAACAACGCTTCAAAACTTTGTTTAGTTTCTTGTGCAATAAAGTCTTCTAGTAAATCTGTAAAATCTTTAAGTCCTTTTTCTTTTTTATATCGTTTTAGTTCTTCTGATAATAAGTAAAGTGTATCTCTTTCTATATCTAAAATGTTTTGTCTAGAGTCATAGTATTCTAATAAGTCCATACGTTTAACTCTAGCCGTATTCATAATGGTTAAGTATTCATTGTCAGAATTAAATGTGCCATCATCTTCTGAATATTTACCTGTTTTGATAGGTAGACCTACTAACTTACCAAACTCTCTGTAATTTTCTGCCGTCATCATTTTTTCTTTTGTCATAGCTAAACGACTAAAAGCATAAGAATGTAACGTTCTAAAATTTTCTAAATCTTTTTCTGCATCTAGACCAAACTTTTCAGCAGCTCTTGTTGCTGCCTCTCTTGCTGCCTTTCTTGTAAAAGAAAAGTATCCGATTTGTTTAGGTCTTATCCCTTGCTGTATGAACTGATCTACTAAATTTAACAACGTTGTTGTCTTTCCTGTCCCTGGCGGGCCTAGTATTATAGTCTTCATATTTACGCAACCTCCTGATTAATATATCTATTCTTGTTTCTAACAATTCATTTCTTTCTCTTTCTAACTCGTATCTTAACTTCCAATTGATTCCTATTTTGTTCATGTAATTAAATGTAAGTAGATCCAGAACGCTGTAAACATTGTCACTGTTAATAGGTCCGCTCTAGCTAACATTAGTAAACCTCCTTGTGGTATTCAACTTTAGAAACAGAAGCTTCTGTTTGTTTCATAGTTTTTATTTTTATTAGTCTTGGTTGTTGTTTTTTAATTCTAACTCTTTCTTCTGATACAAATAAATCTTCTAACCTTTTTAATAAATTACCTGTTTTAATTTTATCCATTTCCCAATTATTCTTTTTAAGAAATGCATAAAAGTCATCCATTCTAAAATATGTAAATTCTTTGTTCTCATCTGTAAAAGGTAGTTTGTTAAACACATCATCCATTGTTCTTGCCGACTGTCTGTTTGTAGTCCAGTCTTGTAGTAATCCTGTAAGTTGATTAATTGGATCTAAAGATTCTAATGGTTCTACTTCTTGTAAATTATTCATCATGGGTTTTAAAAAATGTTGTTTCCAATCTTTTGCTTTTGGTACAGGCACAACTAAATTAGCTTGATCTAAACATGCTAATGCAAATAAAGGTGAGCTGTATAACTGTTCTGATTTTAATTCGATCCGCGTTCCATCTACATCTAAAAACCATTGTGGTGGATTTGATTTGTATTTAGTAAGATTGCCCAGTGGTGGCATTTCCTCTTCTCCAAAGCCTACACCAAATCTTTTAGTTCTACATAAACCTGATTGACAGACCGCATTGATAGGTGCGTCTTTACATTTATATTTATCATAACCTTTTTTATTTATTTGTTTGATAACTGTTTGTACCTCTGATGATTTAAGAGGTGGGTTCATATATTTTATGTTAGACTCTTCGACTAAATTTTCCCAATTATCAGGGTCAGCCTTTTTATAAAATACACCAATACTAAATAAAGCATTGTTTCTTCCCCCTTCACCAAAACCAATTGATGCTAACTTGTTAAGACAAGGAGGTCCGTGTGTAAATGCTTCTTCTATTTTTTGTTCTTTAATTTTAATTTCTTTAATTTGTTCTTCGCTACAAGAGTAAACATCATAGAGCTTATAAAATTCCTCAAGTGTACAACTGGAGCCAGTATCGTCGATAGCATATCTTAATCCTTTCGTTTCATTATAGTAGGGTAAATTTAAAAAGTTACCTGTATCCCCACGTTCTACAAGTATTTCTGTTTGTTTAGGAAAAATTTCTGATCCTTCATAACCTAAAGCTTTTGCAAACTTTTTAAGTGTGCTCTGCATAAGAGATGCAGATATAAATTCTTTTGTAAATAAAAATACATGTGCACCACCTGATTTAGAACGGCAAACGATTAAGGGGAGATTAAGATTTCGTATGCTTTGAATGAGCTTGCTGTGATTAAAATTATATTCGTCGATATCAATACAACCCCACCTACACGTATTATTCTCTGTAATAGGGATAATTCCAAGAGCCGGACCTTCTCCCTGTAAATGCTTCTCCCACAAATCATCGCTAACAGTCTGTCGAACAATGAATGCTTTACCTTTTTGTTTGTCACCATTGGCTGCGACATCGCCTTTTTGATATTGTCCATATGCAATTTTTAATCCTTCAAATATATTTTTAAATTTTTCGCTCTTCATTATCATTTCTATTTATTTTGTAAAGGGGGACTATTAATCCCCCTCACTACAACTAAAACGGTGTTGCCGCTCCAGTTGATTTCTCTTCCACATCTGCTTTTGTTTGCACGTTACCTTTTGAGACGTTACCAGAAAAGTCTTTTGCATTTAAATACAAAGTCTTATCTTTCTGTCCCATGATTCTGTCCATCGTTACAACCCAACCATACCAAGAACCTTTGTCGTTCTTTTGTAGATTTGATTGAAGATTGTAAACAACCCCATGCATAGGTGGTACAGCAAATCCGCCTTTACCATCGTCAATTTGAACAGACTTCATCATTGAATTCCATTTCTTACTGACACTCAACTGTGTTGATTTCATAGTAATTAAAGCTGGACTATATCCACCTTGTTTATTTTCTACCATTACATAGTAATAAGCAGTCTCTTCTAAATAGTTACCATTTGGTAATCTAATTTTAGAGCCGTCTCTTTTACCTGTTTGGATTACCGGACTTCCTGGTGAGTGAGTTGCTACAGGCGCACCTGGACCATCTCCTCTGTCAGACCATTCCGGATAGTCTTTTTTGTAATAACAAGGAATAACCTTGATACCACTTTTACCATCGAATAAATCGTTGGTAACCGTATTATAGATCATACCTGGTTTAGCACCATCTATATACTTACTATCTCCATCAGTTACCTGTGGTGATAGTTGTCCCAAGATTCTGATAAACGGTAACGCCATATCTTCTTGCGTCATGTTTTCAAAACCTTTTTGTAGATCATCTCCGAATAACGAAACTGATCCTGTGTTTTTAGCTTTTATTTCATTAGCCATTATACATCCTCCATTTATTTTTTCCGGCTGATTTTTGTTTTGTCTTTAATCCATAGACTAAAAACATCAGAAGGCATGTCAAGGCCGGCCTTGACACGCTCCTCATATAGAGCTGTTAATGTATTCCACGCCACATCAGATTTCTGCTGTGGTTGAAACCCATTAGCAACTGCAAGGTCCAACAATTGTTGAGCCTTGTTATCTTCTCCACGACCAAAACTTACAGTGACATTGTTTTTAATAATATCACCTAACCCCTGATCTCGAAGCCATTGATAGGCACTCTCTCTTCTTAAATCATCTTTTGGAAGAGTAGCCCTAAATTCTTTTTTTACAGAAACTTTACTACCATCTGCTAGTTTAATTTCTTGTAACCCCTGTTCTTGTAGAAGCTCTGGTATAACTCTAGAACTAATATCATCTGCTTCTGCTTTTTTCGCTTTCAGCTTATCTTCTAATTCTGCTATCTCATCTTCTTTCTCTTTTAACTTTATACATTGCTGTGCAATGTCTGTTATCTCAATGTTATCTAACATATCTTTTGTGTCTTCTAACATCATGTTTTTTACGTCGCTCATGTTATCCTTTCTGATAGAGATCGAAATTAATTGGGTAATATTTAGCCTCTCTCCGATCCCATTTCAAGAGGTTAAACTTTCCGTTTGTTTTATCGCAAACGATTGCGCAAGAGATACCAATAATAGCAGGATCTCCAGTTAACAATACATAATCTTGTTCTCTAAAATCTCTTAAATTTTTTTGCATCTTAAAAACAAATGGACTTGAACTAAATATTATTTGTGAATCAGGGCCATAGTTAGGCAAACAGATTACAAGATAGCCAAAGTCAGACGCACCTAAAATATTTATATTTGCAGGTGGATGCTGTAATACATAAACAAATTTTTCGTTAGGATTGTTCTTACTAAAGTCTAAAAACTCTGCTAAAGAATTTGGTTTGTATAATTCAAAAATTTTATTCTTCATTCTATTATTCTCTTGACACAAGATATAAAGATTATTATATAGATGTCAAGTAGAAAGAATAAAAAATTATGGATTATAAATTTAAGACGAAGCCTTACAAGCATCAGTTGACTGCATTAGAAAAGTCATGGAACAAAAAAGAATATGGCTATTTTATGGAGATGGGTACAGGTAAATCAAAAGTGTTAGTTGATAATATGGCTATGCTTTATGATAAAGGTAAAATAAATGGGGCATTGATTATAGCACCAAAAGGAGTTTACACAAACTGGTTGTCACAAGAAATACCAAATCATTTAGTTGACCACATAAAACCCAAAATGGTACTATGGACTGCTTTAACATCAAAAACAAAGGATAAAGAGTATCAACAATTATTTAAACCTGACTATGACCTTCACATCCTAATTATGAATGTTGAAGCTTTGAGTACAAAAAAAGGTGTTGAGTTTGCATATAAATTTTTAAGAAC